TGTCGTAATTTGCACGCCGTATGTATAATCATACAATCTCAAATCACGCGTGAGTGTTGGGTTTAATAAATCATCTTGAAAAAATAACTCGCGCAACTGTCCGCCAATCGCACGATAAGGCATCGTATAAGATTTTTTATTCGCGACAACTTGTTGGACTTCTGTATAAAGAAGTCTATCACTATGCAATCGTAAAATCATGGGAATAATGACGTCTTGGATTTCTTCGTCAGCCATGGCGAGTAAATCTGTGTCATCAAAACGAAATGATGACGCAGCAATTGTTTGGTTGCGTTTGATAGATGCTAACAATTCCGCAGTTGAGTAACTCATTTTTTCCCTACAACAAATGGCGTTTTATTGTCAGACTTTTTCTTTGGCGCCATAGTGATTTGAGTTTTTGAAACAATCATTTGATTTTTCTTGGGCGCAACTTTTTTCTCGTTTTCAGATTGCAACCATTTTTCAAAAATTGATGGAACTTTTGGTTCTTCCATCTCATTTTCTTCTTTATCTTCTTTTGCATCTTCTAATGCTTCTTCGATTGCCGCAACAGGTTTTACAGCTTTAGAGCCAAAACCTTGCGCCATTTTTGCGTGCATCGAATCAATTAATTTTTCTAAAATTTTTTCTGTTGCATCCGCTGCCATTATACATAACCCTCAATTAAAATATTTATGGATCCTGCATCAAACGTATCTGTTCCGTTAACTGTTGTAATTCGTATAACATCTAAGGTGCCAGATAAAGAAGGACTTGAGCCCGTTCCTATACAAGTAAGTGATCCATCTCCCCGATATAAATTATGAGATAAAGTCCAAGTATTTGCCGTTATTTTGTAAAGAAACAAATTTCCTGTCAAAGCCGAAGTAGCTACTACGTTAACTGATAACGGAAACCCGGCAGTAGAAGTTGCAGAGGCTACACCAACCCCGCCTACAATTTCTGAAACGCAACTAAAATACCCAGTTGTAGAGACTGTTGATGCTCCAACTCTAACAATAACTATTGAAGTCCCATTTGTAGAAACACCATTAAACATAATTGTAATTTTTTTTGCCCAACTTGGTATGCCAGTAAAATCTATTGACGTGCCACTTGTTGTCGCTTTTGCTGTTTCAAGAAACATCAAACTATTTTTAATTCCATCTAATGCAGAACCTGTATTGCCACTTAAAACTAACGTCATTAGTCAATCCTCACAATTAAATTTCCTAACGGTATTTTGACTTCTGATTCCGGGGCAACAGGATCCGGAGGTGTTGGTAGGATTGGTTCAACAGGTTCATCAGGCACAACGGGATCTACAGGAATAATTGGTTCATGAGGTTTTGGTTTTTCTGCTTTCAATTCTTTTAATTCATCTAGTGTCGTTGCCGCGTCTGCAAGTTTTGTAATATCACGCAGCCGCTTTTTTTCTTTGATGATTTCTGTTGTATCACCATTAACTTCTAATGCTTTTAAATATTCAACATCTTGTGCCGCAAGTAATGGTTTGCGTTCTTCACGCAATCGTTGTTTCGTTATTTTTTTCGCTTTGTCAAAATTAATGTCGATTTTTTCTTGCACATGTTCCCACGCACTGCGGAATTCTCGGTCTGTGGGAATTTCAGACACATCCACAATTTTATAGTCAGTATTAGGCGGTACATCTTTAGCAGCGATTTGTTCAATGGTTAAATCGCTGTCAGGTGAGGGAATTATAACTGAAATTCCGCCGTCAGTGTTTGTATAAATAATTCTTTTCATTAAGACCCTACTTATAAGCTAGCGAAAAATTGAGACAGTTACGACGTCAGGGTCTTCTCGTTGCCCCCCATAAGAATTACCCGTTCCTGTGGCGTTATATTGTAATCTAACGGATGTTGTAGAAAAAGATGTTCCAAACTTACCATACATTATACCATCGTAACAAACACTAGTAATACCTTTAGATATTCCGCCACATACTAATGAATAGTTTGCATCCGGCATAGCATTAGTAAAGTTAACAGTATAATCCCCAACTCCATTATCAGTAATACTCGACACATTCCCACTCGCACGAATTGCAACCGTGCCCGTGCCATTAAAATTTACCCACGCACGACATCCATACGCCGTTGCTACGGATCCATACCCAGAATTGAATTGCAAATTTCCGGAATTGACAGACAGGGCATCTGTTCCGTTATTTCTTAACGTAACAATTCCTGATGTGTCAGATGCAATTTCTAAACCCGTTGTGCTTGAAGCATTGAGTGTAACAGCCATCAGTTGCCCTCAATTAAAATGTTGACAGATCCTGCATCGAATGTTGCGGTACCGCTAACTGTTGTAATTCGTAATCGGTCAATAATTGCAGTAGTAGTTTTACTACCCCCTCCTACCATAAAAGCATTTCCTATCCCAATATCAAACCCTGAATGTGAGCAGATATATGTTGAGCCACTAATCAAATTAATTAAAACATTGGCCGTAAAAGTAGTAGCCGCGTTGTTATTATTAATAATAAACCCTGCCGTTGAGGTAATAGTATTCGTACCAGATCCCGAAGAATAGCCTGCACCGCTTGAATACCCAGTGTTTTCTATGCTTCCAAATCCAATCTGAATTAGCATAGCTGATGCTGTTGCTGCGGTTGAAGTATTATTAAACATCACTGTGATTTTTTTTGCCCACGATGGAATATTTAAAAAATCTTTAGATGTACCACTTGTCGTTGCTTGAGATGTCTCTAGTTTTAATAATTGAATTGTCCCTGTTGCAGCTGGCAACTCTAAATTATTTGTCCCAGCAATTGCGGGCGTGTCTAGTGTGACCTGTCCGCTTGTTGCACCTTTTAAAATTATTGGCATAAATTCCTCACAAAATAACCCAACGCGAATTGCTTGGGACAGTAACAGTAATCCCAGAATTAATCGTGATTGTTCCTGTGCTCATTGCGTTGTTATTTGTTGTGATTGTGTAATTTGTCGTGACCGTTTGGCCATTTTCGTAAAATATGGCATCGCTGGCACCGCCTGTGGCACCGCCAATTGATGAAAGACTTGTTCCATTATCAACAAATAATCTTTTCGCATCCGAGGCAAAAAGAATGGTGCCTTCTTTGCGCGTCAGACTATTTAACGTTGATAGAGATGCCTTGGGTGTTGTAATGCGTGAGGTGTCTGATGCGGTGCCACCATCAATATCTTTATTTGTAATTGTTTGCGAAGTTGTCGTTCCCACAGCTGTAAAATTCGCATCGGGTAACGTAACAGTCCGTGTTGTGCCTGTTGTAATTCCTGCAACGTTGAACGTTAATTTTTTTGTTGGATCTGAATTGTCCGTGATAAATGTTGTGGATGATTCTAATGATTTATTTTGTAATGTTTCAGTATTGGAACGACCAGCCAGGGTGATCGAGGTGTCCGGTAATGTGAACGTTCGCGTTGTGCTGGTCGTTATTTGAGATGTGTCAAATTTTGCAGCTTTCGTCAAGTCAACTTGATTGATAATTGTCGTTGAACTGTCAACCAATGATTTATTCGAAACTGTTTGCGTCGCTGATGTGCCGACAATTGTTGAGTTGGAATCAGGAAATGCAAACGTGCGCGTGGTTGCAGTTGTAATTCCGCTCACATCAAAAATAACTTTTTTTGTATTATCGGAATTATTAATGAGACTTGTCGTTGTGTCAACAAGAGATTTATTGGATAATGTTTGGGTTGTCGTTGTGCCAACGATTGTCAAATTCGCGTCAGGGAAAGTCACGACGCGTGTCGTCTCTGTTGTCAGACCATTTAATTGGAATTGAATTCTTTTAGTGTTGTCTGCATTATTGATAAAATAATTGGCGTTATCAACAAGTGATTTATTTGTGAGAGTGTCCGCAGAAGATGCCGTAATTGGCACATCACCGCTGGCGACTGTATTTGAAATTAATTTCCAATCGCCTTGATAAAATGTGATAATTATTTTCTGTTTATTATTAGTAATAACAAAAGAACTTGTACCATTGATAGTGTTAGTTCCATTCGGAAGAATTGTAATATTATGAGTTGCGGCGTTTCCTGACTCATCACCAATAAAGAAAATTTGATTTGCAACCCCCGCGGGTAAATTAACAGTTGCAGCGCCCGCGTAATTAATTCCGACAATACAATCTGTGGCAGCGCTGACGACAGTCGTCGCAACAGTTGAAATTCGAGTTGCCAAGAATTGCTTGTTGGTTGTCTGCGCATTGCTTGCTAAGTCAACAAGAAAATCTGTGAGCGACATCCAACCGGTTTCGCCGGATTCCGGGATACTATAATTTGTATTGTTCCACGTTCTTTGAATGCTCACTTGTTGACCCCTTTTAATTTCTCAAAAGTTCTTAGGCCGCCAAGGCCAAGCATACCCAAAAGTACCGGCAAAATTTCATCAATTTTAAAGACAGGAAGTGTCGTAATTTGTTTATCAAACAATGTTAAAATAAAAATAAACAAGGGCTGCAATAAATAATTATAGCCAAAAATAAAAGCACACACCCACATAATACAAGGTCGTGCGCCACTAATAAACACGTTGTCACTTGTGGATTGTGCTAAGTTAATTTCCATTTGTTTAAAATCCGATTGTTGCGCAAGTTTTAAAAGTTCCGCCTGGGCTTTTTGCGCGTCTTCAGCGTTTGGAAATATTTTGTCAATAACGGTTGAAATAAACGGTAAAAGCACAGGCGGCAGTGACATAACTCACCTCAAAATTCTAGGTTGATGACTCGTCATTAATCCCTTCAAGCAAACCATTTTTTGCGGGTGAACGGCACAACAAGTACACATCGCCGTAGGTGTGGAATACGTAAGCGCCTTGGTCTTGCAATTGAAAAATGAGTTTTTCTTCAGGCATGCCCTCAATTTGTGTTGCGATATCCTGTGAACCGCTGCACAACCATTCATCCGTTTTCAGTAACAGCGCATCACCTTCCATAATGTAACGGTGACCAATTATTTCTAAGTCACCCTCTGCATATGCAAAGCGAATTGCCTTGCCGCCATTTACAATCTCCGATTTATTGTATGAGTAGTCGTACTGACGCGCGGCTAACTCTGATGACACGATGTTATGAAATGTGCGTGGGTTCACATAAACTTTTAAATCACCAGTGAGACCGCCAGCATTAACCATGTCAGCAACAAATGCTTCCAATTTTGTAAACGTTAATTTCCCAGTTATTGTGCCGACGTTTCCTTTCCAAAGCGGATAAGTGGCAGCGTTAATATTAAATAATGTCCCGGTGTTTTTTAGAATTTTTTTAGCACCGACCATCTCATTTGACAATTCCATGCCCTCGAATGCGAGAATATGAGAGCCAAGCGACGACGCGGCAACAGGGACAAAGTCCACTTTCAAAATTCCAAGCGCGGAATCCGCAGAAATCAGTTTTCCTTCCGCGACAACGCTTAAATTGCTTGCAAGCAATTGTTTGACTTTGACACCTTGCATGCCAACCCAAATACCAGAGGCAAAATCTCCTGCATTTAATAAAATATAGTTGTTGCCACTGCTACTCAACACACCAGCGGTGAATGCAACGGATCCATACAACGAACTTGTAAGGGTGCCGCCGCCATTTGTGAACGAAACACCACGGTAGGTTGCCGTCATGTATGCAACGCGCCCTAAGAGTTTTGTTGTGTTTTGTCCGTGAATTTTCACGATTTCTTGGAAGCGTTTATGCGAAAGCATATTGTTTCTGACAACGTGTTTCGTTGCTTCAACAAATGCGGCGTCATCACCTAACGACCTACTAATCGATTGCCAAGGAATGACAGAACGCAACACAGAAATTGATGGCGAAATTTCACTTTGCCGGATTGCTCCTGCAATTGCTGGGTTGATGTTAAAAACTTCGCCGCCGGAACCAGCAAATGTGATTCCCACTTCGGAGCCAAGTTGGATTGCTTCAACGTATTTATCACCGACGCGGCCTTTTTTGCTGTATGCAATCTCTTTGTTGATCAGTAAGTCATCCATCGGCAACGCCGAGGTGTTCATCTGACCATAAACTTTTTTAAATATCTGAATGACTGACGAGCTACTTGTTTGTGACATCGTTTAATCCTTTTAAGCTTGTATAAAGTCGATTGTAATCAAGATGGTACCAGCAGTCACGGAGTCTAAGTTGCCAGCTGAAAAGCGGCCGTAAATATTTCCTGCTGGAGACACAGAAATTTTTGACGTTGCGGCATCAGGTAGTGCCGTGGTTGCGACACCCTCACCGATGACGTATGCAAATGAGTTTGCGGGTGTGCCGCCTGTTGTTTGTATGGTTTCGATTCGTGCACCAAGAACTGCTTTTGCGCTGTTGTGCGCGATGATAAATCCAAAATAATTCGAGCCCATCGCAGTTGAACCAAAACTTGTTGCAACGACAACATCATTAGCAGTGCCAAGCATGTTATCTGTTTGCGTCTGATTAAAATCTCCTGTGTCAAAACCAAACAACACAGGAGCGCCTTGAAGCGCGATTTGTGATGCGGTTTTTGCAGCTGTAATTGTAAATTTAAAAGTGAGCGTGTCGACTTGCGATTTTTGCAGACGCTCGTCAGGAATTACTTTTGAATGGGTAGCCATTTAATAACCTCTTTTGAAAAATTCTTGTAAATTAGTTGTGAGTTTCTCTTGTCGCGCAGGCGTTTTTGTCGCATTAATTGCTGGAGTCTTAACGCCTTGTTTTTTTGCAAGGTACGTTTCTACAAACTTTTCTGCGTACTTATCCGGCAACAATTCTAAAAACTTTTCGGGGTTCTGATCCGTCCATGTTTTAAGACGATTTTGAAATGAGTTTTTGCTACGGTTGATGGCTTCTTTGACAGGTAGTCGTTGTTTTGACGCCTTGTATTCAGCGAGCATCTGTTCCGCAACGTCTGCGACCATTTCGACAGTTGGTTTTGTAATTCCCATTTCTGCAAAGGTTGCTGCGAACTCATCATCTAAAGCTTTGGCAATCATTGCTTCTTGTTGTGCATATTGCTGTTGCTTTTGTTGTGCTTCGAATTGATCGCGCCATTGCTTAAGTTCTTTTAACTCTTTCGCTTCAGGCGTGAGCTGTTGCTCTTCTTGTTGTGCACGGATGCGTTCAACAAGTCGCGACTCGTAGTATTCGTAAGGATTGATTCCGAGTTGCTCTAAAAGCAATTCCGGGTTTTCTTTCACTTGTCCTACGAACTGTTCGATTTGCTTTTTTAATTCTGCTGCTTCTTTAAACCGTTTATCTGCGCTAACGCCTTTTTGGTAATTAGCTATTAATTCGGTTTCAGGCACTTCAAGCTCGCTGCCGTCAACTTTTACGCGAAATTTTTTTATTTCTGCGGCTGTTGCGGTTTCTGATGCTGTCTGTGGGGAATTATCAATTGTATTGCCTGCAGATTCGACCGCTGGCGTTTGTGTCTCAGTCATATTCATCCTTTTTGGGTAGAGAATGGCTTTTGATTTCTATTGTTACAAAATAGGGAAATTTATGAAAAATTTTGAAGAAGAAGACGTGGAGATAATAACCGCAAGTCTGCCTGCATGGGCTGCTGACCAACTCAATGAAATTGCAAAACAGCATTGTGCGCATTTTGAATATGCAGAGCAGGACTACTTGCTGCATTTTAAAAGAGATTTTGTACGTACTGTTATTTTAGAATACTTAAGCAGTAATTGGCGCAAAAATTTTATTTGACGGAAAATTAAAATAGGTATATTTTTTATATTGCTTGAACTATAATTTCTAAGGACAGGATATTATGTGGGACTTTGAATATGATTCTAGTAAAAGTTTAAAAAACAAAGACAAACACGGCATCTGCTTTGAAGAAGCACAACAACTTTGGAGTGATAAGATTAAAATTGAACTTTTAGTACAGACAGACCCTGAATTACGATTTGTAAAAATTGCCGCTTATTCTAACAGAGTTTGGACGGCAGTTTTTACAGAAAGAGATCTAAAAATCAGACTGATTTCTGTACGAAGAGCAAGAAAAAGTGAGGTAGCAATCTATGACAGAGAAAAAAATGATTACGACAGACGAATTTGACAGAATTTTTGATGAAGGCGAAGAGGATATTTTGCAATACGCGGATCTCTCAACAATGACTAAACGCATCAATCTTGATTTTCCTGCGTGGGCAGTTCATAAGCTCGATGATGAAGCAAAACGCATCGGCGGAACCCGTCAAGCTCTAATTCGTCAGATTGTAATTGGTTTTATTGATAATCGGGAAAAATTTGAGTTCGAAAAGAGAAAATTTGATGCGACTCAAAAAGAACAAGAAAAGCCTCAACAGCCCCAACAAGAAAAACAAGCAAGCTAAAAACACCAGGGCGCGCAGTAGGTAGTTAATTGCCCTGGTGTCTCTAACTACTTACCTCTTCTATTCTTAAAAATCTATTATTATTGATTAATAATGACCAACCAAGCCCAACCCCTCCGTCCTTGGTCGCGCTCACTGTCCAAGACTCCCCACATGTTCAACAATTGTTCTTATGTATTCTTTTATAAAATATATTATTATTTAATAATAATAAAATATATAAAAGAATATAAGAGTTAAACTATAGTAGGAAATTTTGTTTTCCCAAAACCGAGCCGAAAAAATTATTATTAATTAATAATAGATTTTTAGAAGAAAAAGGAAAAATTTTTTTTTCTATGTTATCATAAGTTGTTACGTTGCCCTATTCCCTCATCACCGTTAACAACATTTTAAGACGATTTAAGCAATTATTTTTTTTATAGGTCAAAACTACAGTCAATACCTGTAATTTGAACCGCTAGAGGCTTTTAAATGTTTTTTAAGACTACTTTTTTATTGTACCCTATCCTGCTAATTGTATTTTGTACACTTAAATGGGTATTTTGTTGGCCAGCTGGTCAAATTATCACTAAAATTTTAAATTTTGCTTAAAATTGTAGCAAATCAACCCTTGGAGGTCGGAATTGAGAAACTTACAACTCGCTTATGAAATACTAAAAATTTATGAAGATTTCAATAAAACAGAAATGACTTTATTAAAACTCCAAAAGCTCGCTTACTACTCGTATGCTATTGCACTAGCATATGATTATGATGAGGAACTTGAGGGCATTGAATTTGAAGCGTGGAAGACGGGGGCTGTGAACCGAAAAATACACTGCACATTTTTTGACGCCCGCGACCCGTTCGCCACAATTGAGGCAACACACCCCAAGTTTGAACCCATCAAACAGCTTGACCCCGAGGCGACGTTCTCAAAACCGCTGTACGATGTCATCACTGCAGTTGTTGACGTGTATGGCAGACTTTCGCAGAAAGAGTTGGTCAACGAAATTTGCAACGAGACACTCTTTAAAAAAACTGCTAAACGGCAACTAAAAGTTTTTAATCAAGACGAGCTCAAGTCGTACTTTAAAAAGAAGTCGCACTTGCCCTTGAACTTGTTTAATGCAAATAGTTACCTGCTCGATAACATCCCGATTGTTTCGTTTGATATTCTAGAGCTCGCAAATTACTTGAAAACCCAAAGTCAATCTGTGTAAACTGCCATTGGGTTGGGCGTTCCCGGCCGGAGCTCACAGACCTTCCACTGTGGGCTTTTTGTTTGTGTGGCGGTTTAAGGTTGAGGAGTGGGTTGAGATGTGGAGTTGAGGTTGAGATGAGTTGAGATGAGTTTGAGTTGAGTTTGAGTTGAGTATGAGTTGAGTATGAGTTGAGTATGAGCCAAGGGGTTTAGTTGTATTGTAGCTTGATTATGGGTTCCCTTAAAAAACTTTTTTCTTTTTTTTTATTTAGTTGGCCGGTCAATTTTATATCGCTTTACAAATCTAAGTACAGTTGCTCTATCAACTCGAAGCATCCTACTAATAGCTGAGTAGCTCAACTGCAACTCTAACAATTTACGGACTTGGTCTTCTCTATCCTCTAGTATAAGCTTACCGTGTCCTTTCGGTCTGCCTAACCGTTTGCCACTACGCTTTAATGCTCTTAATGCTTCTGTTGTACGCTGACTGACTAAGTCTCTCTCAATTTCAGCAAATAAACTGAACAACGTCACGAGCATCTTAGATTGCAAGTCTAAACTCTCCTGTATTTTTATATTTTCTTTTATTGCGATAAGTTGAATCTTACGCTGTATAAACAGATTTATGAGTTGGATGACTTCAGACACTGAACGACCTAGTCTGCTAAGTTCGCTTATAACAATAACATCTCCCGCTTCCAAATCTAATAGTAAATCTGTCTTGCGGTCTTGCAATGATTTTCTCGATGAAGCTTGAACTTCGACAAATTTATTAATTGTCAGATTATTCTTATAAGCATAATCGTAAATCGCAACTCTCTGATTGTTGCAATCTTGTGCTTCGGTTGAAACCCTTACGTATCCGCAAACTGTCATACAACTCCTTGCTGTGTATAAACCTCTCAAAACAAATAAATTGCTACACTGGTTCAGGCAAAATAACAACAGAAAATTGCAGCAACTTTGGCAGTGCATATACGAACGTTTTAATGCTACAGATTTTGCGAATTTTTAAGAGTTGTCCTTATTTCATCAGCATCACATTTTAGGAATTCCAAATTCTTTAATAATATCAAATTCTTACATGAATTCATTGATCCAAATCAAGAATTTTTGGTATGTGGTTGAAATCATTGATAAAATAAAAAAAGATGAAAAAAAGATGACTTACCGAAAAACAAAAATGACGACAGAATAACAATTTTGTCGATATATCATCATTCATCATTCATCATTCATCAACTCAAACGTCAAAAGCATTAACAGCAGTAACCCTTATCAACAACCAGCAATAATAATAATAATTATTGACAGCCTTATTAATATAATTTAGTAGTCTTTTATCCGCTGAATAAGCGGTTGAAAAGTTATGTATATAGATTAATGACTTGTTTCATTTATTTCCGCTGTAAAGCGGTTGAGAATAATTAATTAGTGTTCTTAAAAAAACATTTATCCGCTGATTAAGCGGTTGAGAAATTATGCTTATATGTATTATAACTGCATTATCCGCTGTATAAGTGGTTGTGTAAAAGCTAACTAATTAATTAGTTGGCTTTTTTTCTTACCCAACCCAAAAAGATGAAATTAAGATGACACATAAAAACCGTCCCAATGTTACAAATGTTTTTTTACATTTAAATTGGTTCATTGAAATTATTGACAATTTTTTAAGAGTCTTTTAAGTTATTGTTATCTCAATCAAAATTGCGGCGGTTTCCTGTTCCCGCCGCTTTTTTTTGCACTATTTTATAGCATTTCATCTTTACTTTACAAACATACTCAAGTATAATAGAAAAGACCCGATAAGAGAGACAGGAGGGTATTATGACTATCTATTTAACATCTAAAAGAGCATTGACTAAAGTTCCCGATGCTCACTTAACCGATTTTATGATGCAATTTAACACGTTTGGTTGGGAATACAGGGACGAGATGCGCAGCGATGCAGATTTCAGTAAAGCAGATTTTGATAAAGTGTATGAAGCAGTCATTGACTTGTTTTATGTTGCAAATTATCAAAACACGACTAGATTTGAAATTACAGCAACAGAAACTAGCTACAATTACACTTATAATATCGATAAGTTTAATAAAAACTGCATAGCACATTTAGCAAAAGCTAAAATTGTCGCAGAGCGCATCACAGCAGAACTCAACAAAGAGTTTGCAGAACAAGACTAAAGCGAACCCCTGGGTTTCCTAGGGGTTCTTTTATTGCTCATTAACAAAAGAGCAAAAAAACGTTATTAAGAAAATCTTTAAGAACAAGGAGGTTAAGTGCTTACTAATAATTTTAAAAATTTAAAATCTGACTTCAAAATTTATCTAACTGATAATTTTAAAAATTTTAGTCTTCAAAAAGATTTTGAATTGGGCAAACTGTATTTCAACTCGTTAAGCCAAAACACAATGATAATTTATTGGTTCGAAGAACATTTTAAAAAAATGATCGAAGAAGACGCAACGTTTGAGTATATTACAGCTATTACGGCATCAGACACTTATTTAATTGATAATAAAATTTCTTTTACTACAAAAGACCCAAGAATTAATAAACTTTACGTCCCAAAAGCTCGAATCGGTTACTTGCAGCGGGATATGTTATCCATGCTTAATCACTTCTTAACTCAAATTAATTTGTTGGATGCAACAGTCCTAAAAAAATTTAAAGAATTATTTGAAGAAAACTCACCATCTTTAGCTAAAATTATTTTAATTTTTAGAAATTTAATTGAAAATTTTTATGATGATTTTAAAATTCAATTTTTTTGTAGCCGAATGCTTGACCCACAATTGCCGCTTATGTATGCACAGCGTGCAGACTTTATGGATAATATCATTAATTCTATTAACAACAAAACAATGAACGCAGACTTTATCAAAGTTATTATTAATTACATTGACCACAGAATAAGCGAGAATTTATGACAACAAATGACAAGGACAACATATCTCCAACAGCCTTTATTGCATCTCTTATTTGTTCTGATGCACTCACAGAATTATTTGAAACAACAGAAACAAAAGAGGCAACATTTATTTACCATGATTTGGTTGAAGATATCCTGTTTTCTGTGGATTATTTCGAACAAAATAGACTTGAAAATCTCAAACAAAATAAAAATTTTCGTTTTGTTTTATCATTGAATACAATTAATGACAAAAAACTCACAACTTTTGGCACAGTTTTTATCGAAAAATTTATTGAATACCTAAAAACTTACGATGTGATAACGAATAATATTTATTATTCGCCAAAGGAAGCAACAGGTTATTTTAAATCCGATGTGGAATGGTTAATCCAACAAATTAAGATTGAGATTGATAATTTAAATAAAGACACACTCAAGTTTTATCAAAGACTTTTAAGTTTAGAGACGCGCAATAAAAATCGGTCGCATCTTATTTTTAAAACATTGCCAACAAACTCATTTAAAAATTTTGACGCCAAATTTTTCTGTTTTAGGTTGCGCACTGCATTTAAAACTGTGTCAGCTTTTCAGATAGAAATTCTCCACGAAATACAAAACTACATAATGGGTAAAATATGAGCAAAATGGGAAGACCGCCAGCACAATGGCTTTTAGACTTACCCGAGGGTGAGTATACAGTAAAAGATTTAATGAAAATTTCAGGCAAAACACACCAAGGAGTTCGTTGGGCGATGTTTAAATACGCCAAAAGCAAACGGTATGAGCAAACTCGCGGTCATTTGACTGTTTATTACACGTGGGACGTTGCACATTTTAAAGAATTGATAGTTGCCCCGTCAGGCTGATAGCTGCAGAACGACGCACCCGGGGCATTCACATCATACACTACAAAATTATGAGAAAGCAAATTGAGGAGGGGTTCAGGCGACTTCTTCCCATTTTTATTGCGTTTTTGTTGTCTTATTACAAAAATTTAGTACGAATAAACACAATACAAAGTCAGGAGGGTTGGAGATGTTAGCTCAATTCTTTCACATGATTTAAAATGTGCTCTTGTTCAGCTTCATTTAAATTAAAATGCTCAAATAACATTTTATCAGTCCATAAAATATCTGTAGGTATTAAGGGGACAAATTGCCAAAATTCCCGAGTCAAATGTTGGGCAATTTTTCGTATTCCAAGCAAATACCTTGCAAAATTTGTTTGCAGATAACTTTGGAACCGTTCAGCTTCTTGTTGTGTTTTAAAGCTACTTACAATTAGATAAGTGTCAGTACAAATTTTTCCGGGAGGAATTATAAAAATTTGATGTTTTGGTAAAGTGGAATCTCGATCCTTTCTTCCATAATTTGCGGGAATTGCAATTTTAAAAAGGTTGATGAGATTGTGATTTCTTTTAATATCTTGATAATTAGCATACTGAATTTTACGTGCTTGAGTCAAACATGGCACAGCTCTATTATCCGTTGCACTTATGCTTGAATTTTTTTTAAAATGATCACTATTTAAACCAAACTTATTGCGTGCGGCCATAACATCCGCAATAGTTTGATAATTAAACGCTTTTATTTTTCTTAAAATTGAATGCGATTTTACCTCTCGTACAATGACGTCAAACTCTTTTAAGTCTATAAATTCTTGAATGTGATTATTTTGAAATAAGCATAAACCTGAATACCTATTTTGATAATGCAAAAAACACAAACCCCCATGCATTTCTATACATGAAAAAATTTGATTAGCTTTTGGAAAATGTTTAATAGCTTTTATTTTGCCACAGTCTTTGATGCGTTGTCGAAATTTTGTCAAACCTTTTCCTTTAACAAACCATTTCCCAGGAATTAAAAATAAAAATTCCTCAATCTTAAAATCCATCAATTTTTCAATAAATAAATGGTAAATTGGCCGGGCACTAACTCGATGACCGCCGTCCATTTCGTGATATGGCGGATTCGCAATAGCAATAATTTTACGTGTCATAAATTTATAAACTTTCAATAAGTTTAACTGCATTTAAAAAATCGGAAAAAGAAGGCTCTGCATCAAAATCAATAGGCTTGTGCCCGTATTTTTCAAACCACAGACGCCCAGCTTTAGTTTTGTAAGCATTGGCTCTTGCAGTTGCCGCATCACTTAACGATGAAAGCATTTCATTACAATGAATTTTTAATTCAATATAAGCGACAAGGTGTGCAAAAAAACTTTTGTGAGAATTTATAAATTTCAAATTTATCTCAACGTTTAAGTGTTTTTCTAAAAATTCAAACGTGATTTTAAACATACGATATCTACATATTTTAATGTTTTCTTCGCAGATATCCACTGCGCATAAATTTTTTAAAGAATCGATGACAGAATTAAAAACGGGGTCAAAATTATTTTCTTTTTTATTTTTTTCTAAAAATGCATCGAGCCGTCGCTTATAAATTTGTGTGACAATATTTCCAGTCCCGCAGCATGGGTCAAACAATAATTGCTGGTCATCTGCCCATATTTCGCTGTTGTCTTTTGCTAATAAATTAAGCATTTCGTCAACCACAGGCAACGGTGTAAAGACCTCACCCAGACTTTTAATACGTTCTTTACTATGATAAAGCATCAATCCAAGTCCTTAAAAAAGTTGATTCTTATAAAATTTTCGACTAAATTTAATGCTAGATAGCCGAACCCGCCATAAAAAACGTCGTCTTACTTTTTTATTAAATCACGCCAACACGCCTACCTTTTAATAATTCGGCTATTCTATTCTAATTACAATAACTTGACAAAAATTTTGACATCCTTTATTTTTAAATTTCCTGGCATCCTATCTGTCCTTTGAATATTGCGAACACCTCACAAATTATTTTATAGTTTGTGAGTGTTTTATTATGGTGACTCGATGAAATGTTTTTTATATATTAAAGAAACTCAAGAAATTATCAGCAAGCATTGTTCAATGAAAGCCGCAGAACGCAAAGCTTATGGAATGCCAATGGACGGCAACAAATACCAAATCATCCCACTCTCGGAACTCCCGGTCTCAACGGTTTATATACTAGCTTATCACATTGACCCACTAGAAACTGAAGAGCTTTACGCTGTTTATTATCACTACCAAGAAGCGTGGGAAGCTGCATCTAAGAACGTAAAAACGCCGCGGTATCTTAGGATGACACCCCGAATTTATTTTAAAACAATTTATTGAGGATAGTATGCCAAAAAAATTTGAAATCCATTTTTATCTTGCACCAATCATGGAGATGCTATCTAAACTTCAAACTGATTATTATGTAAATATAGACAAAACACTGTTAAAATTAGTTGAAACAGAAGACTTTGAAATACTGAAAAAATCAGTGATAAAAATCTTGCAAACAAGCGATCGAGATTCTGAATTGTTAATGGCCGTTGAACGATTGCATAAACTAGACCGTAAGCAAGTAGAGCCTGGGTCTCCCTTTGGATTCCCAAAATTTTATAATACAATTGAGGCCGCAGCAATTGTGTTAAAATCCATGCACAACCTTAAAAATAATACTTACAATGATGACAAACTAGAAAGTCTATTAGAACAGTCAATTAAGAGTTTTATGGAATACACCATAAAGATTACAGAGCGCATCTATAACTCTGAAATAGAAAAGAAACAAGACAATGAAAAATCCGTTGAATGAGAAAAAAATAAAATATTTTAAACTTAAAAAAACTTTAAAATTGACAAATAAAGTAATAAGATTGTTTACAGAAATCAGCGAGCTAAGGCCAGAGTTGCAAAATGAAAATGAAGTTTACATTAACGCAGTGGGCGCCACGATATTCTTTTTAGAGAACACAATGAGAGAATATGCGGACGTTGCGTTAGAAATTCATCAAGCGGAAGAATGCAAAACAAGCACAAATTTAACATCTTTAAAACTGCAATAAGAGGCTACAAGCAACTTGTCACAGATGACTATCAATACGAAAAAAAATATCTAAAAAGTTTGAGCGCAGCAGATAAAGAGTGGCTGGAGGCGTTTATTTCGGGTTATTATTTTCGCAACAGTAAAGACTTTCTCAAGTTGAATTTTACAGTCAAACAACGTCGCGAAAGTTTCAATCGTCACCGCCCGATTTTAAATGATATTTATTCAAAGTGTAACCGAACATTTCTAAAAGATTTCGGAGATAACAACAATGATAATGACAATTATTGAAGTTTTTAGTCTAGGATTATTACTCGGAATTATTCCAATGGTTGGCTATATTGCAAAAAAGAAATTTGATGAGATTACAATTAAATTTGACAATGCACAAATTGAAATGAAAGACTCAACAGAAAAGCTTTACACTTTACACCAAAACGCCATGAAAAATTATGATGAGCAAAACAAAAAGATTGAAAAATTGCAAACAGAGCTGACACTTCTCAAAACAGCATCAGCGAATATTTCTCACTTTAAAAAACCTGGTAATTTATGAAAATATCCATCTCCAATACGTTTGATATTTCAACAGTCGCTAATACAAAATCGTATCAAGAGTTACAAAGTTATTTTGATTACGCCAATCGGTTTACTTATGAAACTGTGCAAGCGTTGACAAAAAAACTCACACTGAACGACAATTTTAGTTATGCAACGTTGAATCTATCGGTGAGTCACGGTGAGCCTATTGTTTTAAAAATTACGAGTTACTCGCATATCTTAATCAATTCAATTATTCCAATTTTAACTTACGATATTTCGCAAAATTCACTATCTCAATATGTTTTGACAATCTTTTTTAAACAAACCCAAAACATTTTTGCAAATAGTGCTACCTGGGTTGCGGGGACAATTGTCAAATATTCTGTGCAAAATATCCAAAATTACAGCATTGGGGATGTGGTCATTTTCTCCGGGTTTCGCAACCAAACCAACAATGGTACGTTTTTAATTGTTGGAATTGATAGTGATAATAGTTTTGTCTTTGTTCAAAATTACAATAGAGATAATTCGACAGGAGATGAGATTCTCTCAACATTTACAGGAAAATCACTTGTAAAAAATTTCGTGACAATTGGAGTTATCAATTGAACAATCGTGAAAAAATCAGAGCCATTATTGATCAACAAATTCAGAAGCTTTATGAAATTTCAGACACATCCAGTAAGCCGTTATTTGATAAAGAAATTGACTCACTAGCAAAACTTGCAAAACTTGTTGAGTCAGAAGCATTACTCGATAACTTAAAAGACAACGCAAAATTTGATGAACTCACAGAAGAAGAATTGATGCTACTTTACAAATTCAGACAGAGTAAGAACAATGGATAGAATCACAGAGCAATTGTGGCAACGGGGCGAGATGAGTTTTTTGTTGCATGAAGCGCAACGAGAAGTTTATAATAAAATTTTAAAAAGCCATCAGCAACTGCATCTATTCCTAGGCTCAAGACAGTTTGGAAAATCATTTCTCTCTCTTGCCTTGGGATTTCAACACGTCGCAAATCCAAACACTGTCAATAAACTTGTCAAAATTGCAGCAGGCACGCTAAAAGCCACAAACGATATCGTGAATGACAACATGAAATTTTTTATTGACAGCGCACCGCGTGGGCACATTAGACCCACAAAATCGGACAAGCGATTTAAAGTTGGCACGCAGGGAGAAATTCGACTTGGCATGATGGAACGTGCGCATGTGGATTCGTTGCGTGGGGGGAATGCTGGGCTTTATATCTTAGAGGAAGCAGCGGCTGCGGTCTCCAGTGATGATTTTGAGTATGCATACAAAGCCGTTATCATTCCGCAATTGTTGCGCTCCGGGGGTAAAATTGTGATTATCACAACTCCCTCTAAAAATCCCGATCACTATGTGCACTCTGTCTTGCAACCACAATGTAAAAAACTCGGCACCCTTTACAAAGCCACAATTTACGACAACCCACAACTCACCGCAGACCAAATTCAAAACGCTATCAATGCCTATGGCGGAGTTGATAGTCTTGATTTTCGCCGTGAGTATCTGTGCGAAATTGTGCGCGATGGTCGCTCGCTAATTATCCCCGCATTTTCTGATGTCAAACATTTGACAAATGAGGGCTACGAGAGCGTGTTTACAGCCTGTTGTTGGATTGTTGGAGACACGGGTGGCATACGAGATAAGCACGTGTTGCAAGTGTGGGGTCACCGCATCACAGATTATAAAAAAATAATTTTAGAAGAAGTTGTCTTTGAATCTAATACAAATACGATTGTGCTTGGTGATACAATAAAATTGTTACAAACCAAATATCAAGTCAAGTCATATCATATATTCCTTGACTGCCACGGCCAAACTCAAGTTGACCTAGGGACACTGTGCAATGTTCACGTGACACTGCCGCCAAAAGTAGATAGAGACAATGCGATTATGGCTTTAAACTCGGCATTTTTTCAAGAGCAAATCGTCATTAACAATTCTTGCGAGTTTACGATTAAAAGTTTGCGCTCGTGTATGTTCAACAAGACACGCACAGATTTTGAACGTACAGAGGAATTAGGGCACGCTGACGCTGTGATGTGTGCGGTGTATGGCCTTAGGGTCGAAAAGTTTATTGAACGCCCTAAAATCATCACCAATGCCTCAAATTTTCATCAGCTGAATCACAACACACCGCAGACGAATTTAGAAAAAGTGACAAAAGCTCTCAAGCCTTTTCACAAAAGTTTAATAAATTTTTAACCACATCCTCTGTAAAAGAATCTAAAACAATTTGTGTAGCGTCTTTATCTGAAATTAATAAATTTTCTATTGTAGATTCAATTGTGTCTTTTTTCCAAAATTGAAACCATTTCTTTTTTTGAGTTTCAACTGATTTTTCAAGAACAAAATTTTTTAATATTGTTCTATCACCAATAACCCACACCATAAATTTAATGGAATAACCATTGACACCATGGTAGCGAAAAAAACAGTTGGAGTATTTAAATTGGTCGTCACTGTCTTTTTCACGAAAAGAATTAGTAAAAATTTCAAACGACAAATTCACAAGTCGAGTTTTGATGTGTAAATTATTAATGGCAATACAAGGCGTTTCTAAAATCTTTATAAGCGACGTAGTATCCATGAGCCTAACACTTTCTTAGCTTGGTCTTCTTTTAAATATGGGTGTGCGGCAAGAATCGCAGCGACAACATGACCCGCTGGCATTCGTGCGTAATCTTGCAACCCAAAATCTTCAGGATGACTGTTACGTAATAAATTATTAAATCTTCGCGTTTTATTTTCTTCAAGCCTGCGTCGTTTGTCTGCGCCCTCTTTTCGTAAACATTCTGAAATTGTCTTGAGAGACGGGCGAAACTCTGCATACGTGCTAATATCATTAAATACAATTTGCCAAATTTCTGAATCCGTTAATTCCGGGTTGTGCTGTTGTAATATTTTTTTAACTGTAGAATATTTTACAACTTTGCCATTTCTTCTTAATTGCCCGTGGCGCCATTGCACCCCAATATGTTGAAGAACCAATGCTGCATTAAATTTCGTCATCTATATCCTTTTGTTTTAAAATTACATATGTTAATATAGATGACGTTACAAAATAAATCAATAAGAGGGCGACGTGTGTTAAGTTATTATGATTTGACTCGACAAATACACTATGATCCCAAAACCGGAATTTTTACCTGGAAAATAAATAAACACAAAATTAGAAAAGGCAGCAACGCGGTTTTTTTTGCGCCGTCTCGCGGCTATTCTTTTGTGCGAATTGGTAAAAAAGATTATGCAGCTCATCGTCTTGCATGGTTTTATATGACTAAATTATGGCCGCACCAATTTATCAGTTTTCGCAACAAAGACCCAAACGATTTGCGCTTTTTAAATCTCGTCCACTGCAATAAATATGAATTGCAAGCCCATAGAAAATCGTCACAGTATTTAGTTGGCGCAAGTTTTCGCAAAGAGAAAAAAACAAAACCTTGGAATGCTCGAATTTACTATAAAAGTAGAGCAATTTGTCTTGGCTATTTTGCAACAGAAAAAGAAGCACACATAGCACATAAAAAAGCAAAAAAGGATATTGAAAGTGGAATTATCAACTTTGCTGAAAAAGTACCGAGTGAATGGCGAGACCTTTTATCACCACGCAGGACGCTATGCGAATCAACCCGTGGAGAAAAGAAAACTTATTCAAGAAATCCTTGACCTCGGCGCAGAGATTCATGAAGTTGAAAAAATTATTGAAGTCTTAAAAGAGAAATGCCGCGACCGTCAAAACTTTGTTGATCAATGTTTTGATGAGATGGATCAAGTTATACACTCGTTTCGTTATGTTATTGATAAATTCCAAATTGTTCTCAATAAAAATAATCCGGAACAGAAACTGATTTATTTAATTGATGGCACTCGAGCAAAACTTATTGCCTCATCGCTCCCAGGTACTGATGAGCTTGTGCGGTTGCTTGCCAATCTTTATCCCGAAGATATGGCGCTGTTGCATAAAGAAATTCAACAGCGGACGGAAAAAAAGAAACGGCATCATGTGACAATTGAAAGTTGCATCAAACTTTTAGTCAATTCAATTATCAACTCACTGTATACAAAAACTCCAATGATAATTGATTATGAAATCAAACCGCTCACACTCTCGACCAGCCAAGAATTCTCTGCGCATAAATTACAGTATGACTACATTGCACAACCACAACTGAATCCACATCTTAAAGAATTACTGGGACGCGTGACAGATAGTGATAGATTGTGTGCGTTACTTTGGATTTGTTTTAATGGCCATAAATCGCCGTATGTTATTTATTTATACGGCGAGGGCGGCGAGGGGAAATCTTCATTTACGGGAATGTTGCGGCGAAAAATTGGGAAAGATGTTGTCGCGAGCTTTGATAGCTCAAATCAATTTTCAAATTTTGGCATGTTCAATAAAGCCCTCATTGTTCTTTCTGAAAACAACAACCCACGAGTTTTGCAAAAAGCAGAAGTGAAACAATTAACCGGAGATAGTATTGTCAGCATTGAACAAAAAGGAAAAGATAGATTCACAGGCACATTGTCCGGTTTGTTGATGATTGATTCAAACGTGCTCCCTGAAATTGACGGCGACTCCTACGAATTGCGCAGACTCCGGTTATTTAAATTTGAGCCGTTGAAAGCAACAGAATTTTATTCAAAAGAAATGTATGAGAATTACTTAGGCCAAAATTTTAACGACTTTATCAATTATTGTAGAATCTGTTATGAAAAAATCGGGCAAAATTGGACAGTGTTACCAAGCCCCAACCAGCAAGCGCAATTTAAAAGTTTACAAGACAAAGCACAGCTTGTCATGAATCAAGAATTGTGGGCAAAAATTATCCGCTCGGGTGATTTTGTTTTAGATCCAAATTCAGAAATTGATGAGTCTTTGTTTTATAAATCATTGCAAAGCATGACAAACTTAAAAGAATTTAAAAAGAATTATGGCCTGTCTAATTTCTTAAAATATTTAAAAAATGAACACAGCATTAAAGCCGAACATGGCCGCATTTATGGTTTAAAAGCATTGGATAAAAAAGGAGTCTATTATGACCCTTTTCAGACAAATTAAAGGTTAAGTATGCCATTAATTACACCGGACGATTATTTAAAACGAAGAGATGTTATATATTATGAAGATTGGAATAAAAAACTTGAAAAAACAATGATGGCCACACTTGAAAAAATTAATAATTTTTTAAAGGAAATTCACATAAACGATGTGCAAGTGACAAGTGGCTGGAGACCCCAACAATTAAATGATAGCATCAAAAACGCAGCAGTTAAAAGTAAACACATCACATGTGAAGCTGTGGATTTGTTGGATATGAAACCCTTTTTATTAATGCATGCAATTTTAGAAAATTTAATCGCAGCAGAAATTCATGGCGTGTATTTTGAAGACTTTAGATATACGCCCACTTGGGTTCATATTCAAGTGACACCGCCAAAATCAGGACAGCGCATTTTTATCCCCTCATCCAATGAACCATTAGCCCCGCAAAAATTTAAAGGATTTGAATTTTATGACAGACAATTTATATAGAGTTGGCGATAAGTTTAAAATTATTGAAACGACAAATTCTGAATTTTTAATTGATGATATTTTTAGATTGCAACACATACGCCCAGGGCATTACCCCTACGTCTTTACAAAAAAATACGGGTCAACTGTTCACGAATTAGAAACAAATGAAAATCTCGTCAGCGTGTCAGGAATTAAACTCTGCCCGTTTAAGAGAAATTTTTCTGATGGAATTAGTACAAAAGATGACTTGATTTTAAAAGGACACTACCGCGCAATCAGTCCTCATTTGTTGCATGATATGGCGATGATTTTTAGACAAGGTATCGCAAAGCATGGTCTCGATTCTCACAGAAATATCACACCAAAACATGCGGGAGATATTTACGATGCGCTGATGAGACACATTGAAAAAGTCAGGCTTGGTGAGTTTTTTGATTTAGAAAGTAAACAACCACATTTTGCACATGCTGCGTGCAATCT